AGAACTATCATATACATCTTTTAACCCAATAGCTACACTACTTTGTGCACTTAAAAATAAGTACTTTAGTAAATCATAATTATCATTTAAGTTTAATATAATAGCATCTGGGCCTAAATTTACTTTATAAGTAAGCCAGTAAGGACTAGTTTGTTTTAAAGTTCCAGGTTCTAAATCTAAAAGTTCTTCCATAAAAACTCTATTTCCCTTTATAACTTCTCCACTAGGGTTGGTAATATTCTCTGTTAACCCTGTTACGGGTAAGCCATTATTATCAACACTAGGTCCTATACCTGTTACAGTACCTGCATATTTTTTCAGTTTAATTAAATTATCACTGTAAATCTGCTTAAAAATTACAGACTTGTTTCTGTTAAACCCATTTAAATTTGTTATCATAATTTATAATCTTTTGTTGTTATTTTTCAGTTAAAATTTTTGTTGTTGTCAGGAGGAGTTATACCTCCTCCTTACTGACAACAAAAGATACCTTTATACTTTTTTGTACTCAGGTAATTTCATTAATTAAGTCTTTTAATCATTTCACCACAAGACGTTGGGTCTTGCAATTGAATACCAACCTCTGCAAGTAAATGAACTTCATAACCATCAAGTCCGTTAGAACGCATTACTGAAGTAGAGTTAGCTACTTCTCCAAATGGAGTTGTAGAACCTGCAACATACCACATTGCATTTTCACTGTTCTTTTTAGCTACTTTACGAATGTTAGCTGTACCTTTTATAGTTCCAAAATTTAAAATTGTAAATCTATAAGACTCTAAAGGTTTATTAGTGACAGGGTCTAAAGTTCTATTGTGAACTTTATCATCATAAATATCAAATTCTTTCACAGTTAAACTAACACCATTTAAAAATTCAACAGTTTTAAAGTGACCTGTAAAAGTTAAACTATCTCCAGTACCTGTAATAAAAGTTCCAGAATTAGTAATAGTAATACCTAAATCTTTTTGACGAGCCAAAACAGCATTATTAAATTCTCTAATACCCATTTTACCTGTCAAAGCTACAAAGTTATAATTACCACCCCAACGACTTGCATTATAAGAAAGTTCTAGTAAGAACTCATCCATAATATCATAAGTAAGTTTAGTGTAATAAATTCTATTTGCAGGAGAGATTTGCTGTCTAAGACCAGCTCCAGTATATACTGGACGGTGAGTAGCTCCTTGTAAACGTACTTCTCCTTGTGGGTCTTTATTATATACACTATAAATATAAGAACGTTCAATTTCTTTATACCACTGTGCCATAGCAGTCCATTCTGCCAGTTTGGTCCATAATTTAGTTGACATACCGTCTTCAGAGAATAATTCAATAACCATTACATCTGTTGCAGCAGAACGAGATACAGCATAATGTTTTCTTAATGTTGTAAGTTGATTCTTTAAAGTCATAGGAGCAACAAAATCAGTGCTACCACCCTTCAAAGAAAATTCTTCAACAGTAGAATAATCTTTAGACATACGAGCTCCAGCTGCTAATTGACTAGCATCTAAAAATTTCTTAGGGTCTGGGTCAGTAAGCTGACCAGTATAAATATAGTCTATTCCATTAAATTGTACTGCTGATACACGTACTGATGTTCTATTATCAGTAACTAAATTATCAGATACTTGGAATATGCCTTCTTCCATTTTCCAACGAAAAGAACTACCAGCAAGACCTACATTACCAGCCTGTAAAGCTCCTGTAATAACAATAGCTCTTTCAGTTTGTCCATGTAATTCCCAGGTATATTCTCTATTAGAAATAAATCTGGTGTTACCCAACCCTCCAGTTAACATAGAGAGCACGGTTTCATTTTGTGTGCCAAAAGCGTAAGCAAGTACAGAGTCCATTTTTTCTGGCTCAGTTAAATAAGCTTGAGATAAATGGTCTGACTCGGTCATACCGCTAGGCAATGCGCGTAATTTGTGCAATTGTAAAGGTGATACATCTGTTTGAAACATAATACTTTAATTTTAATCTTCAATTACTATCTTTTGTTGTCCGAATATACTTGGGAATACAATAGAACCTTTAGCGGCATTAGTTTTAGTTTTAATAACTGCACTACCGTTAGCATTCTTAATATTTGTATCCGTATATCGCATCAACTTCTTTTTTCTTTCTTTTGTAAGCGTATCTGCTACATGTTTTTCTAAATCTGCTTTTGTATAATTAACGTAGTCTAAGAATGCAATTGTCATTCTTCTTTCTTCGTTGCTCATATTTTCTTGCAGTTGTGTTTTTCCTGTTCTAGGATTTATGTCAAACAAATAAGCTTTAAATTTTTTTCTTTTTTCTTCATCTAATTTAAATCCTGCAATTTCTTGTGCAGAATCAATCATTTTATGTATATTATCTATCTCTTTTCTCTGAGCTTGCTCAATTCTTTGTTCCTCTAATTTTCTAGCTTCTACTTTTTGAGAGGCATTAGTAGTATAATTTTTTTGTAATGCTGCTAAAGCTACCTCTGCTTTTCTATCTAATTTACCAGAACTTATAGCTACTGCTAGTTCCTCTTCACTATCTTCTTCATCTAGCCCTATTAAAGTATGATAAGCTTTTATAACTCTTTCTTTATCTTCATCCGAGTTCATCTCAGTTTCAGTCCAGTCTTCTTCTTCATCTTCATCTTCTGTAGAAATTACCCTTTTTGATAATTCTTCAGCTACTTTTTTCCTAATAGTAGAAGCTACTGCATCTGCTAATCCTTTAGGACTAGCTTCAAACTCTTCATCTTCAGTTGATTCTAAAATTCCTTCTTCTAATAAAATAGTATAAGCCTTACTTACATCCCCCTCTGTAAATTCATACTCCTCTTCAAATGTATTTTCTTTACTTTCAGGAACTTTTACTTTTTCCTGTTTAGTTGAAGTAGGTAAATCTTCCCCATTATCTACATTAGTAGTAGTATCTTCTTCTTCTGTATTTTTCAAAGAACTTAAAGAACTTGCGTCTTTATTTTTCTCCTCCCAGTTTTCTGGTGCTGGGGTTATGCTAGATTCATTAACTTCTAAATCTCCCCAAATGCTTGCAAATTTTGCCATAGTATAACTTTTGTTGTTGCTGTAAAGGTATAATAAAATTATGTATCAAAACAAATTTTATTATACTTTTTTTTATTTGTTTGATTTTTTACTATTAAGGGCCTCTTTTTTAATGCCCAATTCTTTTTCTTTAATATCTAAACTTCTACTAGATTCAATTGCTCTATTCTCTTCTTTAAGCTTATCTAAGTTTAATTTTTCACCTTCCATAGATAATTTAGTAAAAGTAGAAGCCATTTGTATATCACTATCATTACTTGGTTGTACCTTAGCCGCTACATCCATCTTTTTAATTAAAATATCTTTTTGAATTTTTGCATTTTCTATTTCTAATTCTTGTGCTCTATCTAATTCTCTGTTCTTATTTTCAGCATCTATACTAGCTTGAGCTTGGTCAGCTAAAGACTGTGCTTGTTGAGAAGCAGCTTCTTCTGCTCTAGTTTGAGCAGCTTCTAATGAACTTCTAATAGCAGACATAGAATCTTTACTTATTACATTAGCTACATCAGTTAAACTAGCCTTACCTTGTTGTACAGCTGCATTTAATAATTGTTCCATTGTATCTTTATTCTTTCTATCTTCAAATGAATTAGTTACAAATACACCCATTTGACTACCATTTAGTTTATCTCCATCTACTACTAAAGAGGCTATTTCAAAATCATCTAGTATTAGCTCCATCTCAGCTCCATCTATATAAGCTAATTTTGCTAGTTCTAGTAACTCTGTTAATACAGCTTCTTTACATAAATCATGAAAATAAAATAAAGGCTTAGTAACATTAGTACTTCTAGCTATAGCTGTTTGAGCTCCTGTAGCTGTTTCTTCACTAGCTATACTACCCATACGTTGAGGGGATACTCCAATAATATTTTCTACTAGTTCTTCTAATTTATTTAGAACTGACATATATTGGCCCACTACTTGAGACAAAGTCATATCAATTGCATTAAACTGATTAAAAGTAGCTACGGAAGATGGGTCACCCTTACGTCCTTCTTCTTTAGAGTTAATCCAAATAACACCTAAATTTTCAAAATAATACATCCATTTATCAACATCCCAACCCATAGAGGAAGGTAATTGAGCTATATCCATAATAAACTTACGCCCCTTAGCTTTTGCTAATTCTTGTTCTAATCTCCACCATACAATTATATATGTATATTGATGAGGTCTTACTAAATCTACTAATGAAGTAGCTATGCTATTAACATTATTGTAAACATATCCTATATA